TCATGCGAGGTTTTCGATGATCCGCTTCTCGGAATCGCTGAGCGGCCATACCGTCACATCTTCTGCGGCCTTCAGTTCCGCGGCCTTCAGTTCCGCGGCCTTCAGTTCCGCGGCCTTCAGTTCCGCGGCCTTAGCTTCGCTCAGGAGATAGCCGCCGCCGTAGATGGCCTTCTTCACGGCCTTCTGCGAGTCGAGAGCCCTCGTGAACGCAACGTCTGAAGCCTTGACGCGGAACTCGACCTGCTTGCTAATCTTCCCGAGCCTGCTCACGGTAAGCAGTTCACGCGGATACGAGTATTTCGGCGGATGCCTGCGTTGCTCTTTCCTGACGCGCTTCACGGTCTCGTCGATCGCGTTGGCCAAGTCCGGCGCGGTGCGGATCAGGTCATCACCGAAACTCGTCACGAAGCTGGTGTTGACCTGCGCGCCGTTAGCATATTCGATGGTCGAATTCGTGACGATCATGTGCGCCCCATTGCGCGACGTGCTGGAGAAGATCGTGAGATACGGCGCGAACAGGAAGAACGGAATTTGCTCCGTCCGATAGAACGTGCAGATCTTCGACAGGATGCTGAACGGCGGATTATCCACAACCACCGCACCGCCCGAATAGTCGAACCGCTCGTAATCGCAGCCCGGATAGAACGGTCGCACCACCTTGCTGGGGTCGATGCCAAACTCACGGCATGCCCAGTCCTTTATCGTCTCATACACTGCGGGGGGGGTATAGCAGTCATCCGTGGTCTTCTTCGGTTTGAATTTGTCCACGAACGCGCCGTAATCGTCAATCGTCTGCTGTCTGATGCCCATTTTGAAAGTCCTAAAAATAAAGCCCCTCCTCCAAATGGAGAAGGGGCAGATTTAAAAACAGGGTGCAAGAATTTCCACAAGCACCACAGTGCGTGAATTTTCTTCCACGCGAGGTTGAGTTTCCGGCGCGAGTTTGAGTCTCACGCTAGAAAATCAATCACGGCGCAGCGGATTGTAGGCGACGCCAAGACCGCTGGCGATGAAGCCGGCCACGGTCGAAATGTAGCCGCCGACAGCCGCATCACCAAAGGTCATGAAACCAAGGCCAACGCATGAAGCGATCAGCCCGAGCACGTACACGACGGTGCGCACCTGCTTAGAAAAGACCGGAGTGTATGCGTCCGGCGGCTGGTTGTCCTGACCGTCCTCACGCTCGTTGGTGAGATTGTTGACTGTGGTCTCCAAAGTCGTCGGCGCTGCATGTTGAGCCATATTAAACCCCCTTAGAATCGGTTTTGATTGAGTGCCGTCTGCAAGGCGCGTGCGGTCGCGGGGCCGAAGCTCGCGTCCTGAGCCAGGCCGTAGTGCGCTTGGATGGCGCGAATGGTGGCGGGGCCAAGCAGACCATCAGTGCCGCAGCCCAGGCGACGTTGCACGGCACGGATCAGATCACTGCCGCCAGCGCCGTAGCGGACCACGCTCGAATCGATGGCGGGACGCGCGTAAGTCCTGCCGTCAGGCACCTGCTGGCCGCTGATGATGCCATCCACCGCGGTGCCCATCACCTGCTGCCAGCGGCGTACCGTGGCGGGGCCGACGTTGCCGTCCACGGCTAGGGCGCCGGTGGATGCCGAAGAGGTGTTGCCGCCGCCGTAGCGGAGGTAGCAGTTCCACGGGTAGCTGTAGTAGCCCCTGATGTTGGTTTCGCGGCCGGTCTGGTCCCCGGCCTTGCCGTAGGCCGTGCCACGCTCGGAGATGGACGCCTGCGCGAGCTTGCCGCCGCCAAGGTAGACGGCCACGTGGTGCACGTCGTTGAGCAGGATGTCGCCCGGCTGCGGATTACCATTCGCTGGGAGTCGCGTCCATCCGCGCTTGGTCAGCTCACCGGACAAGTTGCCGGTGTAGGTGGCCGAACCGGTGTCGAAGCCCGCCTCGCGCAGGCAGTGGATTACCAGGCTGGAACAATCGCAATTACCCCCCGATGGGTTGAAGTTCCAGCGGTCGGACTGGCTGTAGCCGAGATTGGCGACTGCGCACCAGTAACGCATACGATTGATGAGAGCGCTGACGCTTGCCATGTCAGTCCTCCAATCCTTCGACAGCCTTGGCCGCATCCGTTTCGGACACGACCGGGATGTCAATGGGCGGCAGACTGTCGCCCTGCGGTGTCATTTCCGGCGTCATGGTCACTTCGTCCATGACGGCCTCCTTCCCACCCCCAATAGGGGGCAATAAAAAGGCCACCTCCGAAGAGATGGCCTTGCGGTTGTGAAAATCGATATCAACGCTTTTTGTGGGCGTTGTGGTTGAAAACCAGAATGAGCGTGAGGAGAATCAGGTAGGCTCCGCCCGCGATGAGCAGTCGTGTCATTGCCGGTCCTCCAAGTATTTTTCTGCTGCTGCGACTATCCAGCAGTGCGCGTCCAATTTCTCAAGCTTCGCCAGCTCGTATCGGACGGCCTCACTGTGGTCGTGGCTTTGGTCGCCGTAGATCAGTGAAATCAGCGTGTTTTTTATGGTGTCGCGGCAGAGTTCGTCCATGCGCTCGTCAAAGCGTTCCGTCCGCTCGCCTAATTGGCGGGTTTTAGCGAAATGCTGGGAAAGCACCGAATTGTAAGGCAATCGCTCGGGGTTAACGTGCGCATACAATCCGGTCGCGAGCGATTCGAGCGCCCCCGGCCAGATTTTCAAGCACAGTGTGATTACCGCGCACGCGCCGCCGACACCCCCAAAACCAGCTAGAAAATTTTGCAGCACATCGATTCCTCCCTTGATTCAATGGTTTTAAACCCGTCGAAATCGACGGGATTTGGAATTCACGCGCGCGGCATGAGGTCGCCGTCGAAATAATCAAGCCCGCATTCACCCATCAGCAGGCTGTATTCCTCTTGCGAGGTGACGATCATCCTGTTGATTTTCCATACGGCGTCGCCGGTGGTGACGACAACCACGGTTGGGAACGTGTTGGTCGTCGGATAGGCAGTCAGCCTGCCCGACTTGTTAAGCGTGTGAGCGGTGTCCCATCCGAATCTGATCGTGCCTGTGCCAGACACAAGTTGGCAGTATGCGCTGACGACATGCTTGGTTGGCGCGCCACTGGCGACGTTCCAGCCTCTGAATTCCACGCGGCCGTTGCCCGTGCAAACCGTCAATGGGCTGGACGCATAGTTCGTGATGATTCTCATGCCATCACCCCCATGAGGGTTAGGCGAGCGGCATCGTGTCCCCGGTGAAATATCCGATGCTGTCGAGCAGGGTCTTGTTCGCCTGATAATCGGCAAACGTGCAGAGGAGCATATCTGTCACTGTAACAGTCGGATTGCCTGACTTGACGGAATAACTCATTGACACAGGATTGGGATTGTTGGAGATCATCGTGTATCCGATACGTTGGCTTGCGCTGATGTCGCCATCCACTCCGATTATCGAGATCGTGCCGCCGGTGACGTTCACATAGACATTGATCCAATATTTCATCCCGATCTTGCTCGGGACGGTCGTGATATTCGTCCACCTGCCTGCTTTTAAGGTGATGGTCGAGGATGGTTTCGCGCATAGGTTCGTGACCATCATCGGGCACCACCGTCCCGGTGCGCGGCGTCAGTCGCGTGGCATGGTGTCGCCGGTGAAGAAGCCCGGAAGCCCCCCCGAGCGCCGCGTCATACGTGTCGGCGGCTTCCACGCTCAATTCGCTGATGGCCATACCGGAGGGGACGGCCAGGCGCGTGTTATTGGCGATCGAGGTGAAGCGGATCGTATGTTTCCCGACCGTCTGGGCACTTGGGTATTCGACCGTGCCGCCGGAAAAGATGCCGATTGCTTTATTCGTCGTATCGTTGCTGACGATCCTGCACGTGCACACGTATTCCACGCCGACCTCGCACGCGAAAGGCAGGTCGATGTATTCGCCTCTGGTGTTGGCCAGCGTGCCACCGGTCATGTACTTCGATATGTCGCCGCCCTTTTTGACGACATGGAAGCCGGTGGGGTCGAACTTTGGGTTCAGCCACAGGTTAATCCTCTGCATTCTCGTCTCCCTTCACGCTTTCGAGCACATCCTTCGGGATGAGTTTCATGGCCGCCGACAGTTGACTGGTGAGGATTGCGATTTGCTTGTTGAGTGTGCCGATTTGCGCGGAAAGAGAGTCGATGACGTCGTTCGCGTCGGCTGGAATCTGAGCCAAAATAAGTCTCCTTAAATACGAAACCCCCGCAATCCGATTGGATTGCAGGGGTTGAAAAAATTGGAATGCTGGATTAGTCGGCGGCGGTCATCGTGTCGATACGAGTCACGGCCTTAAGCTCGTCGAGTGTCAAAGTGCGTCCGAGATTCGTCTTCACATCCGTCAAAGTCACGCTGGTGCCGGAATCATCGAAGGTCGCAAGCACGCCACGGCTGTAGTCGCGCCACGATTCGGTAGTGCCGTCAGTGCTGGAAAACTCCAATCCCAATCGGCACAATTCCGCGCGCACCGACTCCTGCGGTGGGCGCAAGTCAAGCACACCAGACGAGGTGGGAGTCACGGTAGTAGTGGTATCGGTAGTGGTTTCAGTGGTCTCATCGGCCATGATCAATCTCCTTAATTCTGTTGGTTTTGTCTTGGCATGAGGGACTCATAGAAGCGGTCCTCGGCCGCATCCAAATCCGAACGCATATCGTCGGTGGCGAAAAGCCTTCCGATGGCCTTGGCGTCCACGCAATCCGTGTCGATGCCGGTGGTCGGCGTCGCACCGGCCGTTTCACCAGACAGCATGGCCGTCTGGACGGCCGCGTCCGCATCGTTGGTGATCGTGGGCAGTCCCAATGCCGCGCGCGTCATGTTGCGTGCGGCCGTCATCGGATCGTCCTGCACCTCGCCGTCCGTGGAAAGCATCGAGATTTCAGACGCGGTATCTGACAAAGCAGCCTCCAAGCCCTCGTAGGCTGTCGTGTACGCGTTGCGTCCGGTCTGCGGATCGTACGAGCCGGCCGTTTCGCGCGCCTGCATCATGGCCGCGCACGTCTCCGCGACGCTCGTCGTGCCGAGCAGGGCCCGCCATGCGGCGATAGCGTCCATGCCGCACACAAGCCCCCGCTCGCCTTCCGTTTCCGCTCTGATGACGAGGTTCCCGCCTTCGAAAACAGTTTGCAAAACATGCCTCCTTATTTGACGAGCCACGCGAACGCGTTGACGTACATGTCGCCCTTGAAGGTGCCGTTTCCGGCGTTGTATCCCATAACCTGCAACGATCCAGCGCCGCCGGTGTTGCACACGTGCATGAAGATCGAACCATAGTTGAGGTCGGAATTGCACACGCCGTAGTATCTGCCGTATTTCGCCGGCGTCCATGACCACGTGGTCTGTGGCACGGTGTAGTCCGCGGTTAGCGTCGCGTTCTGGTAGATGCGCCAATTGGTGCTTTGAAACGTGAAACGGCTTGTGATGCCGCCAAGATAGCCGCCGAGGTAGAGATAGCCTGCGCTGATGTCGGACACCATGCCGATTTCGCCGTTCGCGTCGGATGCGGTGCAGTACGCGCGGGCCTTCGCGCCCTGCGAGTGCACGCCGACCTCGCACAAGCTGCCGGAATCACTGCGCACGTTGAGATACGCGCTTGCACCCGATCCGCCGACACCATGCATGGTGAGCCATGAGGAGCTTTTTTTCGACAAGTCGGACTCGTCATAATTCGTGTCGGCGTGCAGATACACTTGTGACGTGACGCCGCTGCCGGTGCCGCCTTTCGCACGAGGCTTCGATTTGAGACTCATGAAAGCAGCGGGGTCGTTCTTGCTCACGTATCCGCTCCACAAGTCCAATTCGCTCATCAAGCCGACCTGATTCGATTCGATGAGCGACGCGACCGTAGGATAGTTGTAATATGCGATCGAATCCTTGTACGCCAAAAACTCCAATCCGTCACCGGTAAAAGTCTCCGACCCGGCAATCGCGTGCGACTTGTAATCCGGACTGATACGCACCCTGTGCCCGCTCGTGCGGGTTTGGAAGGTGCCGGTCAGCACATTCGACTTGCCTTCGCCGTCAAGATAGACGGTGCGATTGTGGTTGCTGTCCCACATTTGCAATGCGGTGCCGTTGAGCTTCATGCCGGTGTTCTTGGCCTCGGAGCTCTGGAATATCGCGCCGGTGAAGACATAGCCCCTGAACTGGCCTGCCGCCACCTTGTCGGAAGTGATAGTGCCAGCCGCGATCTTGACGGCCGTCACACTGTTTGCCGCGAGCTTGTCGGCGGTGATGGCACCAGTCACAATCTTGGACGCATTGACCGAATTAGCAGCCAATTTGTCGACATTCACGACACCAGCCGCCAAAGCGGCAGTGGTCACGGCATTGGCGGCGATGTCGGACGCCTGAATCTTGTGGACGTTGAGCAGCGCCACGGTCATATCCTCCGTGACCTTGAGCTTGCCAGTGGTCACGGAATTGGCCGCGATCTTGTCGGACGTGATGGCCAGTGCGACGATATTGCGCGCCTGCACCGAGTTGGCGGCGAGTTTCGCGGCGGTCACCGCATCAGTCACCAGCTTTTCAGTCGTGACCGAATTGGCAGCCAGCTTGTCCACCGTGATGGCATTGGTCTTGACCTTCTCGGCGGTCACTGAGTCGGCGGCGAGATGCTTCGCGGCCACGGTTCCAGACGCGAGGATGTTGTTCGCCACGAGGTCAAAAGGCTCGAAGCGCGTACCATCCCACGTAAGGACTTCCACCACACGATCAGCGAGCGGCACCAAGACGCTTGGTGAAGCGTTCGGCGTTCCCTGCCAGTAGGTGTAGAAGTCGGCAAGCATGGACGGCGAATTATTCTTCTCGCCCTTCCAGCGAGTCCAATACTTCTGCGTCCTCCACCACATGTCCCCCGGCTTCAAGCCATCATGATTCGGCTCGTCGGGGCCACGGTAGATCAGATTCTTGCCATCCGCGGTGGTCTGCGCCTTTTTCGCGGCGGCCTGCGCCTGATTCGCCTGAGACGCGGCATTAGCGGCAGCAATATTGGCCTTGTCTGCCGTATCCTGCGCGGTCTTCGCAGCCGTATTGGCCTTGACGGCGGCGTTCGCGGCGTCGGTCGCGGCCTTATCGGTCACAGCCACCCAAGCACTACCATTCCACCTTTTCGGCGTGTTCGCGCCATTCGTGGTGTCAATCCAGAGGGTCGAAGCCTTGCGCATCGACGTGGCCGGTGCCGTGCTCTGGATGAGCACGTCGGCCTTGCCGTTAGCCACGCCAGCGGCGGCAGCTGCTGCGGTATTGGCCTTCTGGGCGGCCTTGGCCGCATCGGTGGCGGATTGTGCCGCACTGTCAGCCGTGGCCTTGGCTTGTGTCGCCACACTGGACGCATTCGCGGCGGTGGTCTTGGCATTGGCCGCGTCCGTCTTCGCGGTGGAAGCGTCCGTCTTGGCCGAAGCCGCGTCGGACTTGGCGGACTTGGCGGACTCATTGGCAGTGTTCGCCAGCGTCTCCGCATTGCCTGCGGTCTTCTTCGCGCTCTCGGCGGCGGTCTGCGCCGCGTCGGCGGCGCTCTTCGCCTGACCTGCCGTTGTCGTCGCGCTCTTCGCAGCCGTCTGAGCCGCATTGGCGGTGTCCTGTGCGGTCCTGGCCGCACCATTCGCCGTGTCAGCCGTGCCCTGAGCCGTCTTGGCGGCAGCAGCGGCATTCTCAGCAGCCTTCTTCGCGTCGGTGGTCTTCGCGGCGTTATCCGCGATGTCGGACTTCGCCTGAGCGATTTCGTCGGCATTGCGCTCCACGTCGGCATAGCCGAGATGGTTCCATGCAGAGCCATCCCAGACAAGCGTGTCAATCACGCGATCAGACAATGGCACAAGCACGCTGGGCGAGGCGTTAGGCGCGCCCTGCCAGTACGTGTAGAAGTCAGCCAAGAGGCTCGGTGAGGCGTTCTTCTCTCCCTGCCACCTCGTCCAATACTTTTGCGTCTTGAGCCACAAGTCACCGACAATCAGATTGTCCTTCGGCTCGTCAGGCCCACGGAAAGTGTGATTCTTCGAATGTGCTTCGGCATACGCCTGCGCCGCCGACTCCTTCGCCGTGCTGATCTCGCCATTCGCGGCGGTCAGGTCGCTCTTGGTCTGCGCGATATCCTTCCGGGCCTGCGTCAGGTCGGTCTGCGCCTGGGCGAGCGACTTGGACGCCGTGTCAAGGCCGGTCTTGTTGGCTTGGATGTCCTTCCGCGCCTGATCCAGCTTCGCGGTGTTATCCTTCAAAGCTGTCTGATTGTCAGCCAAATCCTTCTGAATCTGCTTGACCTCTTCAGGCGAGACAGCAGAAGCCACGGTCACCGAAGCGATGGCGGACCAGTCGGAGCGATTGCCCGCATGATCGACGGAGCGCAAGGCGTAGGAGTGCTGGGAGCCTGCTTTCAGGCCGGTCACGAGATAATCGCCCGGGCCGGACTGCGTGGCGCTGATGACGGTCATGCCGGCCGCATTGACGCCCTCGCCGACCTCGACATGATCGAAGTCCGATTCCATCGACGCGCCAGTGCTTGTCCTGCCATCCCAGTGGACGGTCACCACGCCAAGCTCGGACGACAATACCGGCTTCGACGGTACGGAGCATGGCGTCGTATCCGACTCCACAGTTGCCACCACGACGGCCGACCATTCGCCAAGCTTGTCCGAATACGTCGGCACAGCCCTGACGCGCACCTCGATTTGCGTGCCGCAATCCAAGCCTCCGAAACCGAGCTGCGTCTTATCGGTGGTGCCGGCGGAATGCCAGGGCGCGCCATCCTTGTGCAGCTTCCACTCGACCAAATAATTGGAGATCTCGATGGCTGTGTCATTCGTGGCCTGCGTGACCGCACTCCACGAGGCTGTGGCCAGACCGTGGGCGTACCCGTCCGAACCAATGTAGGCGTCCGTCTGCACCACAAGCCCAAGCGGGGCCTTCGGTACGCGATGGTCGCGATCGGAAGAGGCGGTCGTGCCGCCCTCGCTGCCGGCCAATGCGGCACCGCCGGTGATGCCTTTGATTTTCTTCGCCTGACGCACGGAAGCGTCATACTTAATATCATTCAGAGCGATTGAGCAGGATAAGCCCTCGTTCTGGCGCATGCTCAGGTCGATTTCCTGCACGCGCACCTTCTCGCCGTGAGTGACTGTTGGCGCGGTGATCCAGTCGCCCGCGTGGAAGTCGATGAGCGGTAGATCATCCACGCCGGAAGTCACCAGATCGCGCGTGTACTGGCCGCGTACCCTAGCCGCATCATCAAGCGTGGACTGCATGAATGCCTGCGCGGTATCCTTATCGGACACGCCACCCTGCGAGCTATAGGATTCCCACTTGCCCCAAGGCGTCGGAGCAGCCGGATTGTCCATGCGAAAAAGCAGATTATTGTCACCCTCGACAAGGATGGTTGATGCCAGGTCGGCGATGGACTCCTCGAATGGGGCTTCGCTGATGTCACGCGCCAATTGCAGCACAATGCTCTCGCTCAGGTCACGGCTCAAGGCGGTGCTGTCCGCATTCCAAAGCTTGAGTACCCTGCCGCTTGTGCGCCAGTCGCAGCCGCCACCATTGACCAGGGCGTCCAGGATGGTCTGCAAATCAGTGCCGAGCGAATAGTACAGAGTGTACTTTTTTGCCCAATTCCTGCCAGCCGCGTCCTTGGCCGTGTCGAAGCCCAAGGTCAGACCAGTGGCCACGCCACCACGCTGACGATTTTCGTCCAGCAAAGTCTTGAGAATCGTGCCCGGATTAGAAGAATAAAAAGGCCTTTTACCCTTGTTATCGCCATCGGCGATGAGGTGCGACGAATCATTGTTTTCGGCCTTGGACAGCAGCCAGCCAATCGACTGACCGGAATAAGTGATGGTCTTGGTACGGTCATCCGTCTTGCCGGAGCGGCCCGTGATGACGAATCGCGCATTATCCGGCTCCTTGAAGCCATTACCGTCCGACACTTCCACGGCCACTTCCAGGCCATCGGTCAGCTCACGGTCGAACGCCTGCGCGTCACCGGACAGCATCGAATACTCGATCGAGATGGCGCCGTCATCATCGTGGAGCATCGACGCGCTGAAGCTAACCGGCTCCGCAAGGACGCCGATTCGCTCGCCGAAAGGACGATAGGCCACGAGACGAGCATGAAGGGACTTTGCCATGAATCACTCCCAAGATTGCAAAAACCGGCATGTCACCTTGTCGGCGCTGCCGGTCTGTTTGATTGCGAGGCGATAATCGCCGGAATCGATTGCGGGCCACACCTGCAGTGGCTCGGTGGTCCAGTCGACGCCATTCGATGCGTCCGTACCACCGGACCATGCGTCGGCATTGGCCGCCGTCCACGCCTTGCGATTGGCCACATCGATAAAGAGATAAGGTCGTGAGGCGTCACGCTGGCCGCCCCACATGAGATTCGTTCCACTCACCGGATCTGAAATGGTCACGCCAGTGGCGGCACCGAAGCGCAATACCAGCGTGGTGATGGGCGCGTCCGACAGCCAGCCGTCGGGAAGCGTGTCGAAAAGCATGGACGGCGAATTGTTCGGCAGTCCTGTCCAGCGTGTCCAATACCCCTTACCGCTCGGCTTCGAGACCCCGCCCGGCAGCAGCCTGCCACCCGACGCGGCCAACGTCACCTCCTGCCACTGCACGCCACGCCAAAACACGTCCGGCAGTTGGAAAACGGCGGTCATGACGCGCAGATCACGGAACGGCCTCTCATCATCGTCCGGCTCGCAGCTCGTGCACACCGCTCTCGTGACCATGCTGCGCGAATAGCCGTCATCCGTTGTCTCCGTTTTGCCGAGCGTGAGCTTCGACGCATACAGGCACATGGCGCGGAAGCGTGCGATCCGCGAATCGGAATCCGCACCCCACGCCGCCACCTTGACTGTCAGCTCCGGAGCATCCAACACCGGAATGGACGAGCCGACGATGAAGCCGTGCCGTCCTGGCACCTGCACGGTGTCAACGATCGGCGACAGCGCCGTGTAGTGCGTCGTGCCGACAAGCACGCGCATCCGCTCGGAATCGAGCGGCTGGCCGTTGAGAGAATAGCTGACCTTCATGCGCGAAACCTCCCAATCACCATTGCGGCATGGCCGCTGTCTGCAACTTCTGCTGCGTGGAAATGCTCGTCGGCGCGATCGCCGGATAGTTGAACGTCTGCGTGATGTTCGTCACGCTCCCACCATTGCCGTAAGCTGCAGCGTTAACGCCACGCGAGGCGTTGGCGACGCCGACGGAATACGAGGCGTCCTGCGAAGGCAGAATGCCAGTCAATCGTCCGGCCGCCTTCTTCACCTTCGACGCGCTCTCGTCAATGCCGACCGCCATGCCCTCGCCGATCATCTCACCGACCTGATCGCGGAACACGCGTGACGGAGAATGGATGCCAAGCCTGCGTTTCACCCAATCCAACGCGTTCGTGGCCGCGTTGACAGCGGCAGTCACGAGCCTGCCTGCCGCGCCTGCGATGCCGGTCGCGATTCCGGTGATGATATTCAGTCCGACGCTACCCCAGTTAACCGATGTGAAACCGCGCATGATCTGGCCGACCATGCCGGGGATGGCGCCGATAAGCCGTGGAACCGACGAAATGAAACCGTTGGCCAGTGCGAAGAGCAGCTGTACGCCAGCCTGCAGGATCTGCGGGAGACGATTGATGATGCCACCGACCAGTTGTCCGATAAGGATCGGAGCCTTGCCTACCAAGTCCGGCATGGCGTTGATGAGGCCCTGCGCCAGTCCGAGGATAAGCTTCAAACCGCTGTCGATGATCTGCGGCAGGTTGTTGAGGATGCCTTGCACGAGGTTAAGGACGGCGTTGATGCCGATAGGGATGAGCTGCGGCAACTGGGCCGACAATCCATCCAGCAGCGTCGTCAGCACGGTCACCGCCGTGGACGCGATCTGAGGCAATGCCTGCACGATGCCCTGCAAGAGGTTCGTGACCATCGTCAATCCGGTTTGCAAAAACGACGGCAGGGTCGACGTGACCCACAATTGGAACTGGGCGAGCAGCTGGGGCAGGCTCGTCGAGATCCATGTCGTCGCGCTGGTCAGCAGCATCGTGCCGAGCTGTCCCAACGCTCCGAGCACTGGCGGAAGGATCTGCATGACCAGTGCCGGCAGCGTGCTGCCCAATGAGGAGAACAGTTGTGGCAGTGCGGCGGTGATGCCGGTGATGATCTGCGCGATGCGCGGACCCACGTTCTCGATGACCGTGCCGACCGAATCTACCAGCTGCTTGGTCAATCCGTTGATGTCGGCATTGTCCTTGCCGAGCTCCGCCAGCCAGTTCTGCCATGCGGCCTTCATCATGCCGACAGAGCCCTCGATGGTTGTCGCGGCCTCCTTGGCGGTGGTGCCGCTGATGCCCATCTGCTCCTGCATGATGTGGATCGCCTGCACCACGTCGGAGAACTTGTCGATGGACAGGTCGCCCATCTCCCCGTTCGCCTGCTTGACCTTGTTCGCGTCCTGGATCAGACGCTCCATCTCGGATTTCGTTCCGCCGTAGCCGAGCTTCAGATTGTCGAGCATGGCGTAGTTGCCGCGCGCCAGAGACTGGTAGGTCTGTTGGATGGACTCGATGTCGGTGCCCATCTTGTTGGCGTTGTCCGACATGTCGACCATGGCGGTGTTGCCGAGTTCCGCGGCCTTCGCAGTGTCGCCGCCGAGCGAACTGATCAGCGAGGCGGAAAAGCTCGTGACCTGCGTCATGTACTCGTTGGCGCTCACTCCGGCTGTCCGGTACGCTTCCGCCGCGTATTTCTGCACGGTGCCCGAAGCGTCCTTGAACAGCGTGTCCACGCCGCCGACGGCCTGCTCGTATGTCGCGTATGCGTCGAGAGCGCTCTTGCCGACGCCAGCCAAAGCCGCGACGGCGGTGCCGACGCCAGCCAGTCCGACCGTGGCGACGCCCTTCAGGGCGCCGACGGCCTTGCCCGACATGGAGCTGATCGCATTCCATGCGGTGTCTGCGCCGCTTTTGAGCTTGGAGCCTATCGCCGACGCGGCACTGCCGGCGGCCCCTGGAATCTGCGACAGCACGCCGCCGACCGCGCCGCCGACGTTGCCGAGATAGCCGCCGATGGCATTGCTGACGTTTTTGAAAGGTGCTGGTATCCTTGCCGCGATGGCCGAGCTCATCGACGAGAACTTTGCCGACAATGGCGCGGTAAGACGTGACGCGGTGGATTGCATGGCAGCGCCGGCAGCGCTCATGCCGTCGCGGGCTTTCGTGGCGATGCCGGAGAACGCCGACGTTGCTGCGTTTTTGACCCGTCCGAACGCGCCGGAGACCGGCTGGACGATGGTCGCGCCAAGATTCTTGAACGCCGATCCAAGCGAACCACTGCTGGAAGCGAGATTGTCCTGCGCGTCCTTGAGCGCCTTCTGCGCATCCTTCAACCGGTTCTCGGCCTGCGTCGCCCGGTCGGTCATGGTGGACAGCTTCAATCGAGCCTGTTCGAGCCTGATGGTCGCGGCCTCGGCCTGCGTGCTGCCCTCACCATGCTTGGCGATGGCATTGGCGACGCTCTCCTCGGCGGCACGCACCTGATTCGCCGCCGCCTTCTGCTGGAGCATGGCCTGACGGTATGCGGCCGTGGATTTCGCCACGTCACGCTCATAGGATTTCAGCACGTCAGCACTGAAATCGTTCGCCGACTGCTTGAAACCGGTTTTGAACGCGTGTCCGAACAGTCCGCCGCTTTTGCCGCCGTTCATGCTCGAATCGAAAGCCTTCGACGCGGCCTTGCCGCTCGCGCCGACCTCCTTGTTGACCACGCTGCGGAAACCCTTCATCGAGGGGAACACGCTGATGTGCGCGGAACCAAGTTCGCTGCCGAACGCCATGCGGCACCTCCACTATTCAGTTATTCAGTCTTCGTAAAGAGTCCGGAAAACCGGGCTCATGCCCTTGGTCTGTTCGCGCAGCCGCTCACGCTCGGCCTTCTCCCTATCCGCCCGCAATCGTTTCGCAAGCGAATCGAAAGGCTTCGGATACTCGTCGCTGCCAAGCGCGTAGACGACCGGTATCTCACCCCACCGGACCGGATAATCCAAGCCGTTGAGCTCCGCGCCCGTGTAGGATGACGGATCGCCGATAATCTGCTCGAGGAGCGCTATCGCGTCGCCGTAGCGGAGCCTGCCGCCAAGATCGGCCTGCAGACTCCACCCATGCGCCGTGAAATCGGCTCGGATCACGCTCCCGTGTTCGGCGAGCTGGCGGGAAAACCATTGGATTTTCCCAGTGAGGTGCCCTGCGCGCGCACCACCGCGTCGCCATAGTCGGACAGGAGGTTGAACACGACCTGCACCGGTTCGCCGTTCAGCTGCTCCGCCTGCTTGTCGCCAGCGAAGGCGCTCAGCATGCGCTTGAGCTGTTCGACGCTCTCCGTATCATCGGACGTGTTCGAAAGTCTCGTGAAATCGTCGATGCTCATCGACAGTGGAAGCTTGTACGTGCGACCGCCGGGCACGAGCGCCCAATACACATCGCCCTTGATGATGTGGCGCACCTTGTAGTTTTGCGCGATGGAGGCGAACGCCTCCTCATCGTTTTTTTCCGTCCACTGGTCGAAATCCTCGACGGTCGGTTTGAAGTCGGTGGAAGTTGAAGTCATTGTCTTGTCCTATCTGCTTTTCGCCTGCCTGCCGTGAAAAAAGAAGATTCCCGGACCGCGCAGACAGGCGAGATAGACGGTCCGGGAAGATTTTCGTCCGCCGGTCAGGCGGCGCGTGCGGTGACGGTGACAGTCAGATCGGGTGAGGTCACGCCGTCGTATGTGGCGTTGATCCTCGCGCTCCCGGCCTTGACGGCGGTGAGCGTGCCGCCATCGACGGTCGCCACGCCTGCATCCTTGGACTTGAATGTGGCCTGTCCGGTCACGTCCACGGTGGTCTTGTCCACATGGGTGGCGACGGCCTTGAGCGCGAGCTTCGCGCCTTGGACGACCGACGGCCTCGTATTGCCGTCAGCCGAGGTCACGGCCACCGCCGTCACGCTTTTGGGTCGTACCAGCTTTCGATCCAGCGGGTGTTCGGATGCTCCGCATCCACATACAGCGGATCCTTCATCCATTCGACGGTCAATGCTCGCCCTGTGACCGAGCCACGCTCCTGCTGGTCCGGCTCGTTGCCGGTGACCTGCATGACGCCGGCACGACGGTGCACACGACCAGTGTCGAAAGTCTCCTCCTCATACACCATCCACTTCGCATCCTGGATGATGTCGGCCACGTGGTAGACGCCCTGGGCGTCCGGCTCGCCGATGGTGATCTTGCGGGTCAGCGCGTTGTTTTCGGCCGGGCTGAAAGTCTGCGTGAGGCTGGTCGCTAACGGCAGCTTTTTGTAACCGTCCTGCAAAAACTCGATGGGGTCGTCGCCGTCGCGCGAATCCTGGTTGCCGCCGTCGGACTTGACGAGTCCGATGCATGCGGTCGACCGATTGTAGGCGGCCGGAAGTTCCGGCGTTGCATTGCTGGGTGCGATCATCTCCGGCGTGATTTTGTTTTCGGTGGAGTACGGGACGATCATGATGGCTGCGGTGACGAGCGCCTCCACCTGTCCCAGATCCATGCCTTGACTGTCTTTGGCCATGGCGTTTCCTTTCTTAGGGTTGTCTGATTCCGGCCGTCGAATATTCGGCGGTCATGTAGTAGTGGCACCATGCCGCGTCCTCTCCGACCGGGTACGGGCCGTTGCATCCGTCGGGCACGACGGCGCAGATGCGGCTGCCTTCGGCGAATCCGATGAGGATGCCGGGCTCTCCGGTCAGCACGCCGTACACGCGGGCCGCCAGATCACGGCATGGTTTCGTATCGTTGCGCGTCCATCCGAGCACGTTGACGCCTATCGACCTGTCGAACGTCACGCGGTTGGCGGATTGCGTGCCGCCGTCATCACGCACGACCACGAGCGGATAGGAACCGTCGTAACCGTCAGGGATACGGTTTCCGACCTGCAGGCCGGGGATGTCCGTGATGTTGGAGCGCAGCCATCCGGTGAGGAATAGTTCGAGGTCGGGTGGGATGACGCTTGCCATCAGACCCTCGCCTTCTTCAGCGCCTTGGCCAGATTGCCGGTCTGCGCCTCCACGAGCAGGGTCTTCGGGTCGTGGCCGACGACCATGACGGTCGTTCGGTGCTCCCTTTTAACCTCCTCGATTCCAAGTCCGTCGCGGTATGCGCCGGTATCGACCGGAGCGGACGCCTTCGCGTAGGCGAGTGCCCTGTTCGCAGCCAGCGTGGTGAGCGCCTTGACTCCGGCGCTATTGAGAATCTCGTCGAAAAATTTCTGGTTGAAGTTGACCGATATCCTGCTTTTCGCCATTTGTTCAGCCCTTTCTCTCCGTCAGACGGCATTCCAAGGTCGGACGCCAGCCGGTGAATGCGTTCGCGTCCTTCGAGGGGAATCCGTCGACTTCCCACAAGCGTCCGTCGTCGGGGTCTGCGCGGATCCGGTCGCCGATTTTCACGTCGGCTGTCGGATCAGGGATGGTGAGGTACGCCGTTGATTCGGTTTGTGTGTCGAGCGTGTCCGGCGTGCGGATGCTGGAGCTGGATGAGAGGGCGCCCATGATGGCGAGCTCGTCCGGAGGCACGCTCCAGTCTGGCTCGTTCTGCGCCGGATTGTACGGGTTGGCCTTGCGTTTGGCGCGCAGTCGCCGCCACTTGGTCACGCCCGGCATACGCCATCCGCCGCCACCGGCATTCATGTCGTCAAGCAGGCTCATGGCAATCCTCCAAGCCTGTAGGGTTTGAGCTTGTCCTTCTCCGCCTGCATGAGCGACACCACGTCGAAGCTCGCGCTGGAGCCGTTGGTGGACTGCGAGGTGACGAGCCCGACCGGACTCATGCCAGCTCGCTTCGCGGCGCTGATGAGCACCTGCTGCACGTCCGGCGCGTCATCATAGCCGGCATGGATCGCGTAGCGGATGGCCGCAACACCGACCGGGAAACCACCGGAAAGCGACTCCACAAGACCCGTCTCAGGGTCATATGCATAAGCCAGCTTGTTGCCGTCGCGGTCGGTCAATGATTCGATGCTCGTCACATGACGGGCGGGCAGTCGAATAACCGTGCCGCCGCGAGAGTTGATGACTCCGCTGAGAGCCACGTTCGGCATGACATGCCAACCGCATTCACGCCTGATCGCCGACTGCGCGGCCTTAAGCCGAAACTGCGCGTCATCCTCGAAAGCCGAAGGGTCGGCAATCATGTCAGGAATCACATTCACATCACTCATGCCGACCTCCACGCTTACTCTGCAGCCATCAGGCCAGCCGCAATCAGAGAATTGACCAGGGCGTCGAATTCGCTCTTGGTTGGTGTGGCGCCGGCGGCCAAAGCCACATGCGTTGCAGGCTTCACTGCAGCGCTGCCAATATCGGTCGGCTTGCCGTTGGCCCCGACGAAGACCACATCGGCCACGTTGGCATTCGGGTCAAGTTTCGCCGCCGAGGCTGGAATCACTCGAAACTGTCGAGCCATATCACGTCTCCTTACTTAAGGGTCAGCTTGACGAAAGCCTTCGGCTTGCGCACGGCCAAAGCCACACGCTCCTTGGCGCGAATGGTCACCAGATCGGAAATGAAGTCGGTGTCATTGGAATTGGTAGCCTCGACCGTCACGCCGCCCTTGCGATAGAAGGTGGCAGCGCCCTTAAAGGAGCCGACGATGGCTGTGCCGGCGTCGACAGCGGGAGTCACCACGGTGTCCAGACCCCAGAGGCGCGGAGTGATGGTCAGCGCGCCGCCATTCACGCCGTAGAACGGTCCACCGCCGATGAAATTGCCATCATTGTCCTTCTTCAATCGAATGGCCTCATAGTCTGTCGGATTGATGACAAGGGCATCCGGCATCATGCCGGTCGTGGTGGAGATCATCGACTGCGCGTGCAGGACGGCAACGTCATTGCCAGCGTCTGTAGCGGTGTATGACTGGATTCCTTCACGATTCAGCAGGCCCTTGATGTTCTTGCCGGTACCGTCGCCGTTGAGCAGCTGCTTCTCCTCGACGATGCTCAGATCGTAGAGCAGACGTCCATCGATGTCGGACTTCAAGAATTCGAGGTCGGTGATCATGTCGTTGGATTCCTTGATGAATCCAGCGATGGTGGATAATGCGTCGGTGTGCTCGGTGGCGTCGGCGTAATGGATCTGGCTGAATTCCTCGCCTTCGCCGACGGTTTTGAAATCGCCTTCCTTTTCGCCTTCCACGTAGTAGATGATGGCCTGGCCGCTGATCGCGCCGACACCGAACAGGTTGGTGATGGTCGGACGGCGGTAAGCCTGGACGAAATTCGGGTCCACGTAGGTCAACAGGGAGCCGTACACGCCGGACGGGCCGCCGGTAACCTGCGTGTCAGTGTTGGCCTTGCGGCGCGGAACCCATTCCGGTGCTGCGATTGACGCTCCCGAAACTCCCTTTATCTTCGCCAGCTGTTCGCCGATGTTTTTCACGACGAAATCGCCAAGAGATTCGCCGGATGCGGCTCCGCTCTTCTGTGTGTCCGCCAGATTGTCGGTCAATCCCGCGAAACGCTTATGCACCGCATCCACCGTTTCGATGGAATCCTGCAATTCGTGCGCTTCGGCGTTCAGACCCTTCAGCTTCTCGATGTCGGAAGCGTCGAGATTATCCTCGCCCTTGGCCAGCACCGCTTCGATGGCGGCCTTGGTCTTGGCGAGACGATCATTGAAACTCATTTGGTCTCCTTGTTGTCCTTGCCGCCAGTGACCAGTTCACGGGCGGATTTGATTACGTTCAGACGCTCGGCCTTCTCGGCCTCCGCGTCCCTGCCCTTATCAGGAGCAAGCTTCTTATCATCCTTTTTCTCGCCGGTCTTGGAATCATCCGGCTTATCTTCATCGGAAGTGCTGGAATTGTCGGAATCAATGCCTTCCAACACCTCGTTCAGCGACGCCAATGCGGCACGAAGCTTCTCCTCGTTGGCGGAGCTGATGGCGCGACCTGACTTGACGGCCAGGATCTCGGCCTGCTGGTTCGCGGCCACCGGCACCACGCTGATCTCGAAAAGCTTGATCTGCTGGAATTCGGAATGGCCGCCCCACGGGCCGTCGCCCTTTTCCGTGATCCACGCGGTCTTCGTCGGCACGAAGCCGATGCTCATCTGATGAACCCTGCCATCCTTGAGCAGGTCGTAAGCCTGCTGGGCGGTCGGATTATCCTCGATATCGAGCTGGGCCGAGATGAGCAGACCCTTCTCGTCCTCCACGGCGCTCAAGGTGCGTCCGATGATGTCGGTCGGCTTGCCGTCCTGATGGTTCCAATGGATCGGGATGCCGGCTCCGCCGGCGTAGTCCTTCTCCAAGGTCTCCGCGAAAGCGCCCTTGGCGATCACGTCACCCTGCAGGTCCTTGTTGCCGAAAGTGCTGGCGTAGCCGCTGAAAACGCCTTCGCCAGCGGAATCATCCAAGGATTTCACGTTGAATCTGAGCTGTTTGAGATTCACTGTCCTTCTCCGTTCACTGGATTGTTCTGTTGCGCGTTCTGCGTCCTGCCGCCATCCTGCGGGCTGGGCTGGGCGCCTGTTGCCACATTCAAGGGCGTCACCAATTCGTCGCCACCATCAAGCTTCGGATAGTTGAGGATGCGCCGCGCCTCGTTCGTGGTCATGAAGCTGCGCCCCGTGGCCGTGCTGAGCGCCTGATACTGCTCGGAGAACGTGCCGCGCAGCTTCGCATCCACATTCGCTTCGATGTAGGCGTCCGGCTGGCCGAGCGCGTCTGGCAGAAGCAGATTGAGCGACTGTTCGAAAGCCACGATGTACGGCATCAATTCCACATTCCACATCTGCTCCTTGAAGGAAGCGATGTTGGAATTCGTGCCACTGCGAAAGCCAAGATTCTCCGGCGCGATATGGAAGGCGTTGGCCACGTCTATGCGAATCCTGTCCCTCGCGTCGATGTCCTGCATGTCAATCGGCTTGAACGCGTCCACGGTCTTGATTTCCATGCCGTCGTTGAGCAACGGCCAGCCACCGGCAAGATTGCCTCCAGCCTTGTAGTTCCTCATGCCCTGCACGAATTCGTCCTGCGCCTCCTGCGACGGCCACGGCATCTCCTTCGGGCGGGAGATGTACGCTGGAATCTGGCCGCCGTTCTTCGCTATCGCACGCCGATATTCGGCCATCTCACGCGCCTCCGCCAAAAGCGGTGCGAGAGTGCCGGACACCGGAGAACCGCCGATGCCGGACGTGCTGTACCCCACATCCAGCAGAATCTGCGGGTCTGGCAGCTTGAAATACTGGCTGCCTTCCGGCTGTCCGGTGCTGATCTGCACGCCGGTGATCTCATCGAGAGTGTTGCCGGAAAGGGTGAAATTCTGCACCGGGATACGCCGCAGCCATAGTCGGCCGGACTGCTTGTCGGCATCGAGCAGGCAAAGCCACCGGTCATTGAGCAGGCCATCGCACAGCAAAGAGTAGAAGAACCGGTAGCGGGTCATGCCAGGAAGCACGCTCGGCCTGGCCATCAATTGCGCCAATGGGCTTGTGGTGTCCTCCACGCGATCGCCGTCAGATTGACGTCGGTAGACCTTGAAGGGCATGCTGGCGATGTTCCGCGCGATATGGTCGATGACGGTACGCACCGCCGCCTCACGCTCATACACTCCAGCGCCGAACCAGTCGATGGGAATCTGCGCCACCTGTGAAATGTTCACTGGCGATTCGGAGAACTTCTGGGCCACGGATACCGGGCTTTTCTTGAGCCATCTGGAAAAGAACCCCATGAAACCTCCTCACTGGGTCATACGACTGCGAAATGGGTCACGCTCGGCGCATATTTCGGTGTCTCCGCTTCGACTTGCATGGTCTCCAACGCGTACAATGCCTGCGATTCGGCAACCAAGCCGCTGATCTGCAATGCGGATTTCGTGCGGTCCCACACCTCGACTTCGCCGAGCCTTCGGGACACGGCCACGGAAACCTGCTGTTCGATGGCGGGCTGCGGAAGATGCCGTAGCTTGCCCTCACGCACACGGTCCAGGAAGCGGCCACAGCACGCGCCGAGGCGGAAACCCTCGATGAGATGCACGTTCCAGCCTTTTTCGGTGAGCGGGTCGATGAAATCGACTGCCGGACATCCCTTCGACTGCACCGCAATCTCACAAATGCCTGGCCAGCTCTCACGAAGCAGATCCAAAAAGTGCGGCACCCAGAGCATGCCGTCACGACGAGCTATCAGCTCAACGTGCGGCAACCCGTCCGCACGCATTCCGGCAGCGGCCACATACGTGGTCTTACGGTCCGCGCTCGTATCCACGGACAGGACGACACGATTACCGTCAGGAATCGTGGAACGCGAGTCGATGCCGCTGGACCACATTTTCGGATTGATGAAAGGAATGATGTCCGCTGTCACCCATTGGCACAGGACCTCGGTACGGAACGCGGCCTCGGTCATGCCGTCAATATCGGATCTGACGCTCATGACGGTCATCGGACCGTAGCCGAGCGACGGGTTAGCCTGGCGGATAGCGGCGGCATCATCCACCGGACACTTGTCCGGAGCCGACCATTCGAAATATCCGAAGCTGCCGTCCTGCTTGCCGGACAGGAACACGTCGGCCGGATTGCCACCGTCGGCGCTCAGGCGCGTCCACTCGTCAACGAGCTTGCGGCCCTTGTCCACCTGCTTGCGAAGCGCCACAGACCTATAGTCGCCAGCGTTCGAAATGCCCCACAACTGGCTCGACCATACGGCCTTCGTGGTCTGGCTGACTGCATTCCAGCCATCGTCAGTATGCTGTTCACGAAGCTCATCGAACACGACGCGGGCGGCGCTCTTCGCTCGAATGTTCTTGTCGGCACGGACGATATAGCGGGCCTTGCTCCTCGTGATGATCGCTTCCTCGCCGTTAGTGTTGACGAATTTCTGTGTCATCGCGGCGAGATCCGGAATCACCAGATCCGCTTCCTCATCAGTCGAAGGCTGAGGATTGCACCACTCCTTGACCTGATTGTAAGGACCCTTGGCATTGTCCAACGTCTGCGCTGCGCCGACCACCAGGAACTTCACGGGCGGCACACGGTCGGGATGCTTGTTGGAATCAACGAAAAGCCACCACGCGGCCAAAACACCCATCAGCGTCGTCTTGCCATTCTGACGGGCCACAAGCACAATCACCTTACGAAAGCGATAGCTGCCATCTTCAAGCAATTCCAAAGCATGGACGAGCAGCCACTGCTGCCACGGATACAAATGCACGTGCAGCATGATCTCCGCAAACGCGATCACCGCGAACCCGTTGCTCGTCTCCTTCGTCAACGGGCGTAACGGCGGCGTGAAGATGCGCGGCAGGGTCACGCCGTGCCTCTCATCGTCGATGGCACCGAAAACCGTAAGATTCTCAGCCGCCATCGCAACCTCCTCAGCCGAACCGCTTCATGAAATCATCCATCGCGATAACCTTGTCGCTCTTCGCTTCCTCAGCCCTGACTTCGGGCTTCTGCCTGGCCGGACGCCCGACCTTCGCTGGAGCGTCCAAAGTCAATCCGAGAGACTGGCAGTATTTCAGGAAAGTCGGCAGAGTCACATTGTCGATCTTCCCGTTCTCGTCAACGAATCCGGTGGCATTCAGGAAGTCAATCCGACCAGCCAGTACGCGGGCGGCCGCGACCACTGCGGAATTCACGGCCTTCAGCCCATCGGCGTTCTTCAATGAGCGCTCCAAAGCATCCGCCACATTATGGCTCGGGAATTTCACCGACATACTTCACCTCGAATCTGCAATCGCGCGCGCGACCCCCGTTCAATTTCGGCCATCGGGGAGAGGAAGACCAACCACGCGGGACGTCTTGCGCTCTGTCGTTGGTTTTACGATTTCACCGCCCCTACCCCGTCGGGTTTGGTTTCGAATGCTGTTTTGAATGCTTTGATTGCGTTTGTGAAGCGTGTGATGAGTTCGTCTGCGCTTGGTGGCTTGGGCGTGATGAGTGTGGTGTAGCAGTCGCCGACTGTGAAGGTGTTGACCTCGTTGTGGGTGACGTTGATCGGGATGTTGACGGTGAATGAGCTGATTGGGAATGTCTTGTCGCTGATTGTGGCGGTGAGCTCTAGTGTGACTGGCTGCTGTGGCATCATTGTCTCCTTGCTCATGCTGTCTTAATCCATTGCCTGCTTAGTGTTCCGATTGGCGCCGGCGGATCTTGGTTGCCTCTCAAGCGGTTGCAGCTGGTGTGGCTCGGTTTGAAGCCTGCCGGGTCGAATTGGAGTTCGGGATGCTTGCTGACGGGGAACATGTGGTCGAGGTTGAAGCTGTCATCGGTGGTGTTCTTCGTGGCCGCATAGTCGATTGGCATTCCGCATAGCCAGCAGACCGCATGCTGTGCCTTGCATTGGTTGAAGAATGCGGCCTTGTCTTTTTCGAATTGGCGGCTTGTCTTGCGCGTTCTTCCTGGCATTGATTCACCGCCTTTGGTGCTTCGGGTGGGAGTCGAACCCACGTCGATGAGGGGCACTGTCTCTTATCACGGGCATTCAAAGAATCATGGAAGCCATGGCCGGTAAGGTATCCGTCCTCTGGTATCTGTGCTATCCCTCGTGCTCTGCCACTGAGCTACCGAAGCTTGATATGAATAATGGTCCAACCCTTTCAGGCTGAACCATTTTACTACTGTACGACAGTATAGCATTTTAATTGTGACAGTCAAGCATGGCGGTTATTTCTCCGAGGTTGAACACGTACTCTCCTTTGTGTTTTGTCGGCGTGGCGTGGAGTTTGCCTCTGGTGAGCCATTGGCGGATCTGGTCGCTTGTGCAGTGGATGTCCATTTTGGAGAGGTATCTTGCGACTTCGACTGGTTTTCCGGTGTATTCGAGTTGCCAGAGTTTGTTGTCGCGGGTGGCTTTGATGGCTTGGACTCCGCCTTGCCATTTGCAGTGCGGGCATGTCCATTCGTCGGCCTGTGGCGTGCTGGTGGCTTGGTGGCCGCATTGTGGGCATGTGCCGATGATGACCATTGCCTCTTCTGGGGTCAAGGCCGTCTCGTTGCGTCGGCTGATGTGTTCCAGGGCTGCGTAATCGTCTGCTGCGGTGCTCATGCTGAGGATGGTGTGTTTGTTGGCCGTGATCTTCTTCCATGCCTT